CCCTGCCCCATTCTAACGGGTGCTCTCGCCGTCGTTCGCCACCAGCCGCACAACGTCGGCGTCGGCCTTCGGCTCCGCTTGATCTGGCGGCTCGCCATCCTGCTGGCCCCACACCAGCATGACCGGCCCCTGCTGCTGGTCGACGTCCTCCTTCTTGTGACGCACGCCGCGGGGCTGCATCTTCGCGAAGGTCCACTTCTTCGTATCGATCTCAACCCGCCGCCGCTGCACCTCGGCATTCGCCAGCCGCGGATCCAGGCCGTCTGGCAACGGCTGAGCCGCCAGGTCATGCATCTCGTCGGCCAACACCTCGGCCCCGATCGCCCTGGCCCTGCTGTAGAGCTCGTACAGCTCCTCGTCCCGCTGGACGGCTTGGAGCACGGTCACCCAATGAGGCATCTTCGGATCATTGTCGCAGATCGAGCGCAGGCTCTTCCCCTTCGCGAGCTCGTCACAGACGGCCTGCATCCTCGCCCTGTTCAGCTTTCCAGCCACACACCCACCCCGGAAAAACAAAAGCCGCCCGGAGGCGGCCAAACTAATTGCAGCAGGAGCCGCAATCTAGGGAAAATATACTAGATTTAGTGTGCATCGTCAACACGAATACAACATCTTGTACCACATCTCCAAAATCGCCCGCTCGAACCGCCTTTTCACGGTCGCCGGGTGACAACGCATCAGCCTCGCCACCTTGTTCCAGGCTGGCCCGCGCTGCCGCCCAACCGCGCTGTGCGCCACCGCCCAAACCAGGCGGGCATCCTCCGCGTCCCACAGCTTGGTCAGCTCCAGCGCCGCATCCCAGCGGCTCACCTCTGCCGACGTCGCCGGCCCCAGCCGCACCTCTGTCTCGTTGTACCCATACGCCAGCCCCGGATCCGGCAGATACTCCGGCCACGCCACGCGATACCTCTTCCGCATCACTGTTGGCATTTTCCGCTCCGTCTCGGCCGCTTCCATGAAGAGGCTGGTTAGCTCCCAGACATCGCGGCACCGGGCGATCACCATGAGATCTCATCGTTCAGGTTGTCCGCCGGCCGATCGACAATCTCGGCCGCAGGGAAAGTAGTTTTGATCGCGGCCCCAACCTTGAAGGCCGCAGCGACCCTCTGGATCTCGGCCATAGTCCATACCGCCACCCCAGGGCTCTGAGCTGCATAGGCGCGCGCTTCAGCGACATCGCGCACGAAAGCGTGCGGCGTGCCATCATCGGCGTGCCAAACCCACGCCGCGACCTCGATCGGCTTGTGCCCGGCCCGACGCGCGGCCTCGTCCATCGCGGCCCACCCGCGCTCAAGCACGGCCGCACGCCGCACGACCTCCGGGCCGTCGTCTGCCGCGATGGCAGCATCGAGCTTCGCCTTGGCCTGCCCAAACCTCGAAGCCATCTCGACGCCGACCAGAGTCGGCAGGCGGTCGACGCCCCAGGTCTCCTCCATCCCGACTGCGACGCGGTCGAGCGACCGGGTCGCCGCGTAAATCATCTCGGCCGTCTCGCTGCCGACGAGGTCAGGCGACGTCAGCTCATCCGGCCGCCGCGTGCGCCTCATGTCGCACCGCCGCAGCAGTCAGGATAAAGGTGAGCGCGCACATAGCGCTCACCCTTTAGGGTGGCAATGTGTACCAAAAAATACTTCAACAATTTCAATGACTTATGCATATGTGTGTAAATCCTCACACATAGAGGGTTTTCCAATGATTTCAATGACTTACGACCCCCCTGTGTAATTGCGCGCACTTCGCGCGACGCGATATCCGACCCGATTTTCGTTGACCAACAGCCCCTGCGCTTCGAGTTCAGCGACTGCTTTGGCGACCACCTTCCGCCGTTCATTCAGCAGCAGCGGCAGCGCATCGAGCAGCTTCCGCCCCGACCGCGCCTTGAAGGGTGACTGTGCTCGGACCGCGCCTTCGACTGCATCCAGGATCCGGTCTTTGAGGGCCTTGAGGGTCAGGCGCTCGACCTGGTCTGGCGAGGTGGGCAAATGATAGACGCCCCGGTCCCAGATGAGCGTGAGGTCAGTCGCCGCGCCGATCGCCGAGTAATTGCTTTTCTTCCGCGACAGCGTCCTGACGTCGTCGTCTTCGTCCTCGGCCCTGGAGAAATAGGCTCTGGCCCGCACGCTATTCTCCCAGGCCGTCGACCCCGACATGCCGCTGCCGGATGCCATGCCAGACATGGACGGGTGCGCCAGCATCAGCACCGTGGCGCCGTGGTGGACGCATAGGCTGCCCAAATAGCTTTTGATGAACGTGTTGACCTCGCGTCGGACGTTCTCATTCCCGCCATAAGTGTCTGCGGCCGTGTCCACGATCACGAGGATCTCGTCGCTGCCGGTTTGGCTTTTGATTGCCTGCACGGCCTCGACGATCTGCCCGTAGAACTCGCCGGCAACGGCCTCACCGGCCGACGGGAACGTCAACAGAATGTTGTCTTCGCCAACCCTCGGCCACAAGAAGAAGTCGGAGGGCGCGCTGCCCGTGATCTCGTTAACGCCGCGCCAGGCGTTGATTGAGATCTGCCGCCTGGACAGCTCTTCGGCGTCGTCTTCGCAGAAGATCGCGAGCACCGGCATCCGGCGCGTCTTGAGGCCCAAAAACGGCTCGCCGGCGGCGACACAGTTCGCCAGTTGCTGCGCCAGCAACGTCTTCCCGACGCCGCCCTGCCCGAAGAGCGCGCTGACCGCTCGCGCCGGAAACCACTGCTCGAGCAGCCACTGCCGCTCCCGCACCGGGCCTCGAATATCGGCTGCGCGCAGCAGGCCCATCCCACCCAGCCCACGCGGTGGCTCTGTGGCCGGGGCCGCCTGCGGCTTTAGATCCTGGGGGCCGGCGAATTTAGGTGCCCGGCAAACGTCTAGATCGAAGCCGTACTGTTCGGCCCAGTAGAAGATGCTCCCCGCGCCGATGTCGCGGACGTTTTGAATCGACGTCCAGACCTGGTCGGTGCGGTCTGCCTCGTACTTACCCGATCGCCTCGACCACCTATGTGCGAGCTCGCGCCCATCCTCTCCGAGCGCGCCTTTCAGAGCGTGCAGGGTCGAGCACCAATCGTCGTAGTGCAGGTCGTCATTCGGAATATAGGCCAGCGCGGCCTCTATCTCGTCGCGCTTGCCCCGGATCTGCTTGAGGTGCAGCCCGCCCGTCGCCGGCGGGTTGAGCCGCGGCGGCTTGTCCTGCGCGTTCGAGCGGCCCTTCGGCTGCCCGTAGGTTGCCATCACGGTCTCGGCTGACGCGAGGAACGCGCGCAACTGCTCGGGCGTGACGACGGTGAGCTCGGCCACCGGATAGGCTGACAGCCGATCGTCCGGCCAGGTGTAGGGCTTGCGGGTGTCCGGGTGCATGCCGAGCGCCACGAACTGTTGTCCTTCAGCGAGGATCTCGACCGCGCAATCGTCGCCGTCGATGGTGTAGACTTGCGATCGCATCTTGGTAATCAACTGCGAGCAACGGAACACCATCAGAAATTTGGGCGCCTTGCCGACGCGCCTCGGCGCGTTGCCGAGGAGCTCTTCGACCATCGCTTCAAGTTGGCTGGCAGCGAATGGGTTAGTGACGTCGACATCGACCGCGATGACGTTGTGCTGGCCGCCGAGCACGACGCCCACCGAGCAGTCGCGGTACTTGTTGTAGTCCGCGGCGTCGATTGGGCGCGATTGCCAGCCCGGCACGATGGGGCGCTTCCCGATTACTGGGGTCACGTCGTAACCATGCGCGGCTATTTGTTCCGCGTATCTGTGATAGTAATTTTGCACCTAGAACGGCCTCGAGCGCTTCGGTATCGGCGGCAGTAAAACCTCAAACCGACCGCACCGCTGGCAGACGCGACGCCGTAGGTGATTCCGCCAATGATGCCTGCCGAGGCGCTCGCACAGAAGCCAGCGAAAAAACAATGCGGCCCTACTCTTCATTGCTTCCGGTCCATTCGCGCGCGTGGCTCTTGAGCGCGGCGTCGAGTGCCTCGCCCAGCGCTTCGACGAGCCAGCCGACCTGCGTGTCGCGCGACTTCAATGGGTCCGAGATCCATCCGCCGACCGGCATGCCGCTACGTGTGTCGATTTCAAGGTGCAGGTACATTTTCCCGAATGGCGAAGGAACCGCATGACTGCGTGTAAAGTGACGGCTCACGGCGTCAGCACTCCACCGGGATGACGCCTTCGCTCAGCAGGCGCGCGCTTAAAATTTCAAATGTGCGAAGATCCGCATCATCGAGAATGATGATTTTATTGCCAACGTGATTTATGGCGGCCACGCAATAGCGTTCAATTCGCGCGTGCTGCTCTTGAACAGTCTCGCTCGTCAGCCATAGAATTATCGCTGCCGCTGTCGCAATCATCATAATCGTCTGCATTTATTTCGCCCCATCCTCGGCAGCGCTCGCATTCTTCGCGGCGCTGCGTGTACCCCTGCCACGGGCCTGCAGGCCCGACGCCGCCGATCGTGTACTCGACCAGCACCGAGCCGCGCCCGTGGCAGAGGTCGCACAACACGATCAGAACTCGTCGTCGTCTTGTTTTGCAGGCTTCGCCGGCGCCGCCTTGGGCGCGGGGGGCGACGTCTTGGCGAGCGCGGCCGGACGCGCGATTAATTTTTCGATTGTCAGCACAGGCTCGTAGTTGGTGCCATGCTTGCCGGCAACCGGCTTGGCTTCTTTGCAGGAGACAACCGGCACCTTTTCTAGGTCGCCCTGTTCCTCCCACGCCGCGTACAGCCCGCGCATCGCGCCGGCCGACATCATGGAGTTCGACATCCACTCCCGCGTACCGCCGAGCTGCTTCTCGGAATACACGTTGCACTTGAACGCGCGCTTGTGCTGGGGAGACGGCTGCGGCGCTTCTTGTTCAAGCGACGGGTCGTTGACAAAGTCGGGGCCGCTCTCGCTGAAATGCAGCCATCCCGTGCGGATCGTCGGCAAATCAAACACAGCGTGGAGGTCGCGCACCTCGCGATCTTCGCCTTCTTCTCTGATGTACCAGCGACCGCTTTTGGCGTTGTATTTGAGGATCGGCAGGTATTCTGTTTCGCCGCCCGCAGCAGACAAATTTAATGGCATTTCATTCTCCGTTCACAAGAGGGCACGTCTTATTGAGCGCGGTGCCTGGTGGCGCTTTAGAAACCGTAGAGCCTTCTGCCGGCCTCGCGCGTTTGCGGCGACGACCAGTAGAAGGTGTCGTAGTTTGGGATCACCGCAGCGGTGAGAGCCTCGACGTTGTCGAAGGCGGCGATAAAATTCTGAAGGCGCTGCGCCGTCGCTACCACCTCGAGCCAGTCCTGCCGACTGTCCTCTAGGACATATCGCGCGGCCTTTTTGGGCGTGAGATAGATGAACTCGACGGCGCGGTTGGCGCTCGCGCGTTGGTAGATTGCGCCTTGTCGGCGATGCGAGGCGCTGATCGCGGACGGCAGCCTGGAGGTTGTCTTGATGTCAATCACGCGATCTTCAAGGTCGAAGTCGGTGAATCCGATGCACGGTACGTCGAGGCCCTCGATCTCTAATTCGATTTTGTTTTGGTAGCCCGAAAGCGCCGGCAGTGTCTCCGGCCAGAGCGCGCGATACTGCTCCATCATCGGCTCGATCATTTCGCGTTCGCGCTCGCGGCTCTCCGCATCGACACCGAGAGCGGTGCGTTTATTGTATTCCTTCATCGCCTCTTCGACCGGGCTGTCGAACTCGCTGCCGTTGTGCATATGATAGAGACCGAGCTCGACCGCGTTGCCGCGCGCCATCGCGGCGTTGGCGGGCTCGAATATTTTGTGGGCGTAGCGTGCGACCCAGAGCGCCAGGTCGTTGCGAGCGAGCTCGAGCGACGAGTGGCTGACGTGTTTGACGAGGTTCGAAAGTTTCATTTGTAAGCCTTCGTCATAAGTGCGAGCAGCGTCGCTTCAGTCAGGATGTAGACGCGGGGGTGGCGATCCTGGCGCACGACCAGCAGGTCGGCGTCGTCTTGCGCGATCGCGTCGTAGAGGAACTTGAACCCGGTTTTTTTCCGCTTTGCCTCGACTGTGAGATCTTCGAGGCGCAGGTCGCCGGCATGGTCATCGCCGAGCGTCTGTTTGTAGGCGCCGCTCGCCAGCGTGCGCCGGCAGTCAAACCCGGCAGCGACCCAGAAGTCGCGCGTCTCGGCCTCGAGCTCGTAGCCGCGCTGCTTGTTTCGGGCCGTCATCGCGCGCGCTCCCAGGTGGCCTGGAGATCGGCGACGGTGACCTTGCCGCGCGTGATTTTATGGAGCGCGCGGGTCCGGTTAGGGCTGGGACGTGTTTTTCCCGAGATCCAATAGCTGACGGCGGCGCGAGAGCAGCCGAGCCTATGAGCTAGCTCGGTGATTGTGATTTGATTATCGGTAATCCAGTCGGCAAGGTTCATGGCGACAGGCGTAAGTTATACTTACACTATGGGCAATGACGAGGATTTGACTATTCGCATAGACAGCGTACAATCTAAGACAATCATGGCTAATTTTACCGAAACCCGCCGGAACCGGATTGCCGAGACTTGCCGCTCGCGCGGCATCTCGGTCGCGCGGCTCGCCGAAATGGTCGGGATGCAGGGGGCCGCGCTGCGGCGCTACACGCGCCACGAGGCCGAGCCGAGCCTTGAGATTGTCGATGCGGTCGCGTCCGCGCTCGGTGTGCCGCGCGCGGAGATCCTGGGCGAGGCAGTGCAGGCGCCGGCGAAGCAGATCCCGGTTTACGGCCAGGCCCAGGGCGGGCCTGGGTTCGACATCACGCTGATCGACGGCCCGGTCGACCGGATCGACCGCCCCGACGACCTCGCCGGCGCTGCCGAGGCTTATGCGGTCTACGTGATCGGCGAATCGATGGAGCCGCGCTTCTTTGCCGGAGAGCTGTGTTTCGTTCATGCCGGCCGGCCGGTGCGGCGCGGCGATTACTGTGTCGTGCAGCTGCGTGCCGGCGAGGCCGTGCATGCGGTCGTCAAGCGCTTCAAATCGTTGACTGATTCAAAGATTTTGTTGGAGCAGCACAACCCTCCGTGCGAGATCGCGTTCGACCGCGATGCGGTGCTGGCCGTCCATAAGATCGTGGGCACGCGCCTAATGTAATTATTTAGTAATTGCATATTGTCCCCAAATCGTTGTAATTAAAAATTACGACAACGATGGGGGTGCATATGCGCTTAATATCCGACTTCGTCGCGCTTGTCGCGCTGCTGGGCACAATCTACGGCGTTTTCCTGTTCGGGTGCGTGGTGAGCGACACCTGCCGCTCAGGGGGGCTGCTGTGATGCCCCCGGAGCTGCCGCGTCTCGTTACCGTGAAAGAAGCCAGCGTCTACTTGTTCGGGCGGTTCGACCGCGCGCTGCGCCAGCGCGTCTACAACCTCATGGACGCGCAGGGCCTGGCGAAGATCAAGGACGGCAAGCAATTCTACATCCCGCGCGCGGCGCTGCAGCGCCTGGCAGGTGAAGAATGAGCCTCGACTGTGAAATCTGTCACGGCAATCATTATCGCCGCCTACCCAACGGCGGCATCGTGACTTGCGAATGCGTGGCAGGCGATAGCGTCGAGCGCCCTGCTCATTACACCGCAGGCGCCATCGAGACCTACGGCTACATCAGTGGCTGGAACCTCAATTTCGCCGAGGGAAACGTCATCAAGTACGTCACCCGCTGGCGCATCAAAGGCGGCGTGGTCGATCTGGAAAAGGCGCGATGGTATCTCGACCGCCTGATTGAAGAAGCCAAGTCTTAGACGCGGCAGCGATGAGGTATACGGCCATCCCGTGGCACGGCAAGGGCGCTGACGCCTGTCCTGACGGACCGCGCTACAAGGCGCTCGGGAACTCAATGGCGGTCAATGTCATGCGCTGGATCGGGCGGCGCATCGAGATGGTGGAGCGGCTGCCATGACTTGCCCCGACTACGACGGCACCGGCCGCGTCGAGGTCGAGTACACGGTCGGCGGCGTCACGTTGAACGGCCCTTGGCAGTCGTATCGCGTGCGCCAAATCGAGTGCGAGCGCTGCCGCGGTACGGGAGAGATAGATGATGATCCGGCGAAACCGTAGGCTTGCGTCTGGCGCTATGTCTAGGTCTTGGAACAGCCAAACGGAGAACGTAGTGGGAGTCAGCGCCGGAACGCTGCCCCCAGCCGGTTAGCGATCTCGACGTCGCGCCGCGCTTCCGGCAGCCAGTGACCGTACTGGGCCTGCGTGAAGGCGATCGAGTGGTGACCCATCAGCGCGGTGACGACCGTGTCGCTTTCGTTAAGCTGGAACAGAAGCACGCTCGCGAAGTGATGCCGCAGGTCGTGCCAGCGCAGCACCTCGACGCCTGCCGCCTTGCACGCCGGCGTCAGACCGCGGTTGCGGAGGTTATCAATTGAGTTGACCGCGCCGCCGCCCGAAGCGAACACCAGGTTCTGGCGGCGCATGCCGACCGGCTGCGCGAGCTTCCAGGCGCGCAGATCCGCAAGGAGCGACGGCTCAAGCGGCACGGTGCGGCGCGCGTTGCGCGTTTTGGGCTCGCCGATCTCGCCGCCCTTCTTGACGGCCCTGGTCACGCGCACCAGCCCCGCCTCGAGATCGACGTCGTCCCACGATAGGGCCAGCTGTTCGCCGGCGCGCAAGCCGGTGAAGGCGGCGAACTTGATCGCCAGGCGATAGTGCGGGCTGGCGTGGGCGATGATAGACAGGACTGCTTCCGTGCTGATTCGATCGACCGGGCGGTCTTCATGCTGCGGCTTGGGCGGCAGCTTGACGAGCGCCGGGTTCGATCGCAGCACCTCCGACGTCTCGACGGCCCATTGCAGGAAGTGCCGCAAGATCTGGAATTTTTTGCGCGCGGTCGCGTGAGCGCAGGAACCGAACAGCGCCGGCACGATCTCGCGTTTAATGGCGCCCGGCGTCAGATCGCCGAGCCGGGTCGCGGCGAGGGGCTTATTGTCGATCTTAATCGCGCCAAGATCGGCGAGCGCGATGCGCTTGTTCTCGACATGCGCCGCAGACAATTCGCCGCGCACGGCTCTTTGGCGTTCAAACGCCAGGTACTCGGCCGTTGCGGCCTCGAAGTGGGGCGTGCGGCTCGGATCGACAAAGGCGCCCCGCTGATGGTGTTCGGCCTGGACGCGGCGCAGATAGGCCTGCGCCTCGCGCTTGCCCTCTGGGGTCTTCGGGTACTTCTTTTCGCCGCCGGCCAGCTGCCTAGCGTCGGCGATGTAATGGGTCGCGGTCGTTCGGATTTTCATGTCGCTCTCCGTGTTTATGGCCCCACCGTAAGTTAAACTTACGGTAAAATCAACAAAAAATGACCGTCGCTTTATTTTGCGGCGGAACAAAACGGAAAGACAAACGCGGCGATTTTGCGACTGGAGGCCAAAATGGCAAAAAAAAACGACCCAGCCCGAGAGCTAAGTCGTTGATTTTGCTTGGTTGCGGGGACAGGATTTGAACCTGTGACCTTCAGGTTATGAGCGGCCCAAAAATGCAAACCAGATCAACGACTTAGCGCAAAATCTCTAATCGATCCAACCGTTTTGACGACACTATTGTCAACGATGGGATTCGATTGTCAACGATTGAATCGCCTGGCCGGTGCGTCGATTTTGCGACCGCCGCATTCTAATGCGACAGTCAACGAGCTGCGCCTTTGATCTTTTCGTAGGTTCGCAGGCCGCCCATGCCGAGCAGCCCCAGTAGCACAGTCAACAGGCTTTCCATGCTGAATGCCGGCAGCTCGATGACCTTGCCGGCCACCGCCGCCAGGAACAGCGCAAGTGGCTGCACTACGTAGTGGTAAGCAAACGCTACGCCACAGGTCCAGCCAATGAACGGACGCCAGCCAGATACGAATACATTCGGGTTGGACGCCTCAGCCTCGTTTACCCTAGTTTGCCCGGCATCCCACGCCATCAAGGCATCGCGCAACTCGGCCTCAGCCTTTGCCTTCGACCCAGGATCTGGAACGAACTTGTCGAGTACCTTCAGCCCCGCCGCGATGGCGTCATCAATGCCAAACATCTTAGTCTATCCTTCTTGGATCGCCGTTTTTCGAGACCCAATGAGGCGACACCTCAATATGAATATGATCTTTTTCAACCACCACGTCGTAGTGATCGCCAAGCACGCCCCTTATTTTCCGGGCTAGTTCCTCGACCTTCTCTTTCGAGCCAAGGTGCCGCGTCCTAAGATCGAAGGCGCATCCGACGTAGTGGAATGAGTTCGGCCCGTGCTTCCCGTCCAAAGCCGACGTGACGCAGAACTCCCCGGTCGGCCGCATGATAGGATCAATCTCCGCCATTGCTCTCAACATCACGGGCTGGATACCGTCGAAGTTGACGCCCTCCTTCACTTGCATTTGCACTTCTCCTGTACATATAGGCGCTGCAAAGCCTGGATGGCGGTTTCAACGAACTTGCACGCTTCGCCGAAGCCGAGGACATGGGACTCAATGATCCGGTTGTCTTCGGTCAAAATGACAACGCGCATCCCGCTTTCGTGTATCACTGGGTAGCATAGTGGCTTCATCGATGCGCCGCCCATATCAGGCCAAGATTCGCAACCGCATACCCTGCGAACGCGAGCGACAGACCGAGTTTGTCTGCGGCTACGAAGTTAAACGCCTGCCAGCAATACAACGCCGTGGCGAGCCAGAGCGGGAGCGTTGTCATAGCCGCTTCACCCGCTTAACCATGCCAGCCGGAATCAGAAGTGAACTCATCTGTTCACCTATGAACGAATGCGCGAGGACTAAAACCTTCTTGTCGCGCCGCACGATAACCCCGTAGGAGGTGGCAACCGGGGCGTCCATTTTCGCCACATCATCCTTGCCAAGCCATCGCGGGTCTTGTTCCGCGTCTATCCAATCGACCTGTACGATTTGGCGGGGTTTCATGCGACGGCCCTCAGCATATCTATTGAGCAAGTTGTGCGTGCTACCTCGCCGTATTCCTTGTGATGGACAATCAGCTTCATATCCCGGCCCGATAGCCAGCCGCCGCCAACTGCATATGCGTCGCCTGGTGCAAGGGTGCGGAACTGCTCGACCATGCAGCCGTTGTATTCCATCCGCGTATCGTGATGGTGATGGCCCCGATAGAAGTATCGGTGGCGGGTTTGTCCCCAATCTTCCGCCCGTTCTGTGGCCATAATTCCGGGGAGTTGGCTGTCTTTTGTCCGGTCGCCATGTGTAATACCGAGTAGTACCTTTCCGTGCCGTATGTAGTGCCGCCGCGTCGGCGCGTCGTGTACGATCACGCGCGGTTCGTCTTCGTAAACGTTCGCCAGCATGATCGACAAAGCCATTGAT